TTTTGAGAATTGGCAACGTTGCATTGGTATTAATGCCGCATGGTGCCTTTGCGATGAATTGGACACAGTGATGCCAGCCATTGCTAACAAGGCATTCCCTAAAATCCTTGGCAGATTGCGTGCTGGAAATACCCGGCAATTTGCGGTGGCGTCCACACCAGAAGGCTTTCGATGGATGTTTAATACGTTTGCCAGTGAGGACGCATTATCACGTACTGATCGAAAGCTAATCAAGATGCGTACTGCGGATAATCCGCATTTACCGCCTGATTTTATTGAACGGTTGCAAGCTAACTACGACCCAAATTTATTACGCGCATATCTTGATGGTGAGTTCATTAATCTTACGACTGGCACTGTTTACGATAGGTTTGATAGAGCAAAACATGTAGTAACGCAATTGCCGGATTACAGTGAAGAACCATTGCGTATTGGTGTTGACTTTAACATTGGCAACATGTCGGCAGTTATTGGTATCCGTAGCGGCAAAGGCTTAGTAATAATTGACGAGATCAGCGGTGCGCATGATACCGACGCATTAGGTGCCGAAATCCGCAGGCGATATCCAGGCCATCGGCTTTATGGCTACCCAGACGCTAGTGGCGGCAATCGTTCTACAAATGCAACGCAAACCGATATTCAGATACTGGAGCAATATGGCATCAGCAACCAATCGCCTAAAAGCAATCCACCTGTGCGCGATCGCGTTGCGGCAGTGCAGGCATTACTTGAAAATGGTAAAGGTGAGCACCGGCTAAAGATCAGCAGCACCTGCAAACGTATGATCGAATGCTTAGAGCTACAATGCTATAGCTCTAACGGCGCACCAGACAAGGAAGGCGGACACGACCACATGACAGACGCATTGGGCTATTTGGTATGGCGTGAGTTCAACCCGCTACACGCTGGGGCTGGGCGCGGGACAGGCATTAGAATCTATTAACAAAAGGCCGGTTGCATGTATTCAAGTCCGAACCTGTACAGCCGGTCTAATGCTGACCGTAAAGTCACAAAGGTGCACGATGCGAACAGCGCGTGGTATGCGCAAGAGCCGCATTGGATGCTGATTGAAGATTTGATGGGCGGTACCTACGGCATGAGGCGCAGGCATCGCCGCTACCTGCCGCAGGAACCACGCGAACAGGATGAGTCTTACGATAATCGCCTAGCACGTAGCGTAGTTCCGCCGTACTATCAACGTTTAGAACGTATGTTGGCAGGGATGCTAACACGTAAACCCGTCAGATTAAATGATACCAGCGATAACATACGAGAACAACTATTCGACGTCGATTTGCAGGGAAATGATCTAAATGTTTGGACTTATGAAACTGCACGCAAGTTGGTGCGTTACGGTCATACTGGCACATTAGTTGATGCGCCATCAGATGGCGGCAGACCGTATTGGTGCACCTACACACCACGGCAAATCTTAGGTTGGCGTACTGAAGCAAAAGACGGGCAACAACAACTCACGATGTTGCGATTGCTGGAATCAGTGATTGTGCCTGATGGTGATTACGGTGAGAAGGCAGTGCAGCAAGTTCGGGTTTTAACACCAGGTGCATACGAGCTACATCAAAAGCAAGATAACAGCGAGTTTAAAATTGTAGAAGAAGGTAACACAAGCCTTAGCGAGATACCGTTTAGCGTTGCATACTGCAACCGCGTTGGTTATTTAGAGTCAAGGCCACCATTAGAAGATATTGCAGAATTAAACCTTAAAACCTATCAAATACAATCAGATCTTGACAACCAGCTACATATCTCAGCAGTGCCGATGTTGGCATTTTATGGCTTCCCGTCAGCAGCAGAAGAAGTATCAGCAGGACCAGGAGAGGCTATTGCATTTCCCGCAGATGGTCGGGCCGAATATATAGAACCAGGTGGTACCAGCTTTGAGTACCAATTCAAGCGGTTAGAGCAACTTGCAGGACAGATTAATGAGCTTGGTTTATCAGCAGTGTTAGGCCAGAAGTTAAGCGCCGAAACCGCAGAAGCAAAGCGCATTGACCGCAGCCAGGGCGATAGCACCATGATGGTGATTGCGCAGAATATGCAAGACATGATTGATAACTGCTTGCGCTTTCATGCTGAATATCTCGGCACTAGTGAAGCGGCTGGCAGTTGCTTGGTAAATCGTGATTTTATTGGCGCAAGGCTAGAACCTCAAGAGATCCAAGCATTACTACAGCTTTATACCGCCGGCACCATCACGCAGGAAACATTATTGCAACAACTTGCAGATGGCGAGGTTTTGGGAGATGATTTTGATGTTGAAGAAGAACTCAGCGCAACTGCTAATGGAGGGCTGAATGACGATACCGGCAGCCCTATTTCGTAACGCGATTGACTTAAACCGCTACAGCAATAGTGTAGGCCGCCAAGTAATTACAACTTATAATGATATTATTATTGATGCTGTAAATCAGCTACGAACAATTGATGAGTTAGCAGCACCAGTAAAAGCAGCAAGGTTACGCGCAATACTTGCCCAGCTTAAAGACAGCCTTAATACATGGTCGGGGGATAGTACTGCTACCACTGCAAGCGAGCTGCAAGGTTTAGCAGAACTGCAATCAGATTTCGTTACCAATGAATTACGCAAGGCACTACCCGCAGGCGCACGCACCGCAGTTAATACAGTTGAAATCAGCCCGCAATTTGCGCAATCAGTAGTTACAACTGACCCGACACAGCTTAACGTGGTGGCATTATCGGATGATTTATATAAATCCGTCTATGGAGTGGAAGCGTTAGCCAATCAAGCAGGCACTGGGACATTCAACCTCACGGCAGCAAAAGGTGCAACAATCACACTGCCTAACGGTGAGGTGGTAAGCAAAGCATTTCGTGGCATCGCTGTTGATCAAGCTGAACGATTTGGGCAAGTGGTACGCAATGGCTTGCTAACAGGTGAAACCACACCTGATATTGCAAAGCGATTGATTGGCATTTTGCAATTTGGTGAGGAGCCCAGCATGATTAATAGGACACTTAAAAAGATTATCGCAGCCGGCGGGCAATCAACTTCTATAGCTGACAACCAGATCATGGCGCTTGTGCGCACAAGCATCAATCAAGTTGCTAATGCCGCCAGCATGGCTGTATATGAAGCAAACCAAGATATCACTAAGAAATATCAATATGTAGCAGCACTTGACACTAGAACTAGTGCAATATGCCGCGCATTAGATGGTCAAGAATTTAAGTATGGCAAAGGCCCAATGCCACCACAGCATTTTAATTGCCGCAGTAAAGTAGTAGCAGTTATTGATTATGAAAACTTAGGCTTTACGCCACCACCAGAAGGCACACGTGCCAGTAAAGACGGCCAAGTTGATGCGAATATAAACTATAGTCAATGGCTTAAAGGTCAACCACGTTCAGTGCAGGAAGAAGTATTAGGTAAAGATAAAGTAGTTTATTTCAACATATTAGCCAAAAAGCATGGTGCAAGGGATGCAATGGCAAAGCTTGTACGTGACGATGGGTCGGAGCTATCATTAGATGACCTCCGCAAGCGTTACAGTGCCCAAAAAAGCTAAGCCTGGTCTTTACGCCAACATCAACGCTAAGCAAGAACGCATCAAGGCAGGCAGCAAGGAGCGCATGTCAGGCAAAAATGATCCTGATCGCCCTAGCGCAAATGATTTTAAAGCTGCTGCAAAAACTGCTAAGAAGCCTAAGCCAAAGAAGAAGTGATCACCTATCGCGGCGAGCAGTTTGATGGTTACAACAAACCTAAGCGAACACCAAGCCACCCTAACAAATCACATGTTGTGCTCGCCAAAGAAGGCGACACCATCAAGCTCATACGATTCGGGCAGCAAGGTGTAAGCGGTAGCCCATCAGCTAAAGGTGAATCTGCTGCTGATAAGGCACGACGTGCCAGCTTCAAAGCAAGACATGCGGCCAATATTGCTAAAGGAAAAATGAGTGCCGCATTCTGGGCAGATAAAGAAAAATGGTAGGTAAGATACAACGGCAAACGCAAAATATCAATGTCTGAAGAAATCCAAGCGGCAACAGATGAAACACAAAAAAGCATTGAAGCACTTGAGCGCAAAAACCAAGA